CGCAGTTCCGGCTGTGCCGCACTGGGCCACGCAGATACCGATCACTCCCCCGGTCGCCCCGATCGCAGGCAAAACTGCTGTCGCGGGAGAACCAGTGAGTGTCGCCAGATAGAGCAGGGCGGTCCCGGTTGTCGCTGCATTGGGCAGGCATGAGTATGTTGCCGGTCCATTCCACATTTGGCAGCCGTTAACGAACGGCGTGAGCAGTAAAGGGGAGAGGTATTGCCCGAGCGCCGAAACATTTCCATTTCCCACCGTCGCCGGCGCAATCGCTACAGCCGTACTCCCGTTCCAGACAAACATCTGGGTCGTGACTTGGCCCGCCGCGCTTCCGATTGGCGCGCCTCCGACGATATTCGAGGGCCACGTAAAAGTTCGGCCTCCGACGGAATCCTGCATAATTTGGAAGGTGATGTAACTCGGCGCTGAGACTCCCGTAACAGAGATTGGTAAAGCGACGGCATTCCCGGTCAGCGTCAGGGTGAAAAGTTGATTCTGGGATGTGACTGGAAAGGCTGGCGTCGGGCTGTAGGGAACGGCTGTGCTCTGAGTGGTTGCGCCGCCGCCGATGCCGTTAACCGTTGCGAGTGTAGAGCCCGAAGAGCAATTGATGCCGCCCGATGTTTTGATCTGGAAACTATATAGCGCGCCGATTTGCAGCCAAATGTTCGCTGTCCCGCCAGCGGAAAGCACGACGGGGTTGGCGTTCATCGTGTTTCCAGTGAAATCCGTCCAAGTCGCGAGCGGCGTCGTGGTCCCAGAGGTGTAGGTAAAGACGCAGCCGAACGCATTCGGCACTCCGTACTGAGTGTAGGAACTGAAAATCGGGATCGGAGCCAGCACGACCGTCGTCTGGCTCTGCACCAAGGACGCGCACAAGAGCACCAGAGAAAACAGAAAGAGAGAGGCTTTAGAAGTCATGGGAGTGAGGGGATTCGCTTTTTAGACGCTAGCTAAAAGGGCCATTGAAGGAGTGCGAGAGTTAAAGGAAGATGCTTGGCGCTATGCGATACCTAATTGCGATTTTGCTGCTTTCCTGCTGGGCATCGGCCCAAGTGTCCGATCAGTCCCTAAACGCTCCAGATAGCGGAACTAACTTTATGCGCGTCTGTAATGCCGTAGATTCGTCCGCCACGACTAAGGGAATCTGCTTGGGTTATGTTCTCGGCACCACGGATGGAATCAAGCTTGGCGTTCGGGTAGAGCATGGGATCGTTGCGGCTACGACAGCTAACGAGCCGCTATTCTGCCTGCCAAGCGAGGTTACATCTGGACAGCTTTTGCGCATACTTGTGAAGTACATCAAAGCTCATCCCGAACAAGAACATTGGCAGACTCCGACGTTAATCCTCACCGCTGCGATGGATTCTTTCCCGTGCACCGTGAAAAAGTGAGCTATTAGTCCGGCTTGACCAGCTCCCCGTTCGCATACTTACGCGCCGAGCAGGTCCGCCGCGCACTCGTGTACGTCAATTTTCCCCACGGTGCATAGAGTGACGGATCGGCATCTTGATCGCGATCCGAGACGGTGCGGAGGTCGCACTCTTTCTCTACCTGCTGCGCGATTTCTAGATCATCCATGGCATCGGGGAACATTTTACTACTTCGCGGGCTGACCTTTTTTATTTTTAATTTCGTCTAACGCTTTCTGCCAAGTCTCGCTCAAATCCCCCTCTGGTTGCGATCCTTTTGCTTGCTGAACCAAATCGCCCTTGGTTGCGCCAGTAGAATTTCGTGCAATAAACTCGCGCTTCGCTTCGGATGCCGCCCGGTAGCCATGATTTTCGAGATTCCAATTCATTTCCTGCTGTGTGGCGCGGTCATCCATTGCGTCGGCTGGGTTGCGGGCATTGGCCAGCGATTCTGCCTGATTGACCATCGCGGCGTTGTCTTGAATATTCTTCACGGCTGGCACAATCTGTGGACGCTGCGGTTCCCATGATGGATTTACTCGCGATGCGGCACTATCAAGAACGGCTTCGGCCTGCGCCACGTCGCCGCGGTCGAGATGAAAATCAACCTGTGCCTTGGTGAATAAGTTGTCGGCCCGCGTTGCTCCGACTGGCGGTATGGCTTGGTCGATGATGTCTTGTACGGGCTGACGCAGAGCTTCCGCTTGGTTGCGAACCTGAGAATCTGGGCCGAGAGCTTTAGATTGGCGAACGGTTTTCGCGGGAATCTTGGAGGTCGGAGATGTCGCAGCCGCTTCCGCCGCTTCCGGTTCTGCGGCAACGGCAGGGATCTTACCTAAGGCGTCGGCTGGTGCTGGGGGCGGTGCCTTGCCCGCTTGATTGAGCGCATTCGCCTGCAAGACTTCGGCGGGAGGCTTGGCAGGCAAGTTAGCGCCGGGAAACGTGCCAGGATCAGCGGGAAGAGATGCGCCCGGATAGATGGGCGGAGTCTTAGATGCGCTGTAGGCCTCGCTGCCTGCTTTATAGACATCGGTGAGGACATCACCGAGATAAGGAATGCGCTGAATGGCCGACTGCGGCAATTTCTTGAGGGCTGCAGAGACGGCATCAGGAACCGCCGCCACCGCTGCTCTCGTAGTTGAGTTGGATGTGACCGCACGGGTGAACGCACTTGTCCCTTTCGCAATACCAACTCCGCTAGCCAAGCCAGCGACATCTCCAGCGAGGTCGGCTTGGTCTGGCGTTGCGCCCAGCGCTTCCGCGCCAGCGTGAGCTGCTTTCTGGCCCGCGATTCCTCCAGCAACACTGAGTCCGGTTGTCACCGGCGCGGCGGCCACGGATGCCGGTCCTGTCAGCGCTATTGCTGGAGCGGCTGCTGACATAAATCCACCAAGCACGCGATGAAGCCCTTTCGCCACGTTCCCATCGGCAATGTCATGTACCCCCCCGCCAATCTCTCCGCCGGACGCTTTGTCGTAGTCGGAAAGACCTTCGAGCATCCCCGGCCCTTCGGTACTTCCCGGCAGAGGCGTGTCTTTGGTGACTGGCCGCGCACCAGGTTCAGCCATTGCATCACGGGGTTTCAGTGCTGCCTTGATTCTTCCCCAAAGAGATGTGTCGGCAGGCGCCCCAGCATCGTCCCAGCCGCCGAAATCCTTGGGAAGAGTGGCTGGCGGTGCATTGGCGGCGGGTTGATCCCAGCCGTTAAAGTTCGCGGGTAATGTTTGCGGAGCGCCCATGCTACTGAGTCAGTTTCCAGCTTCCATCGGCTTGCTGTGTGTAGTTGTGGCCGAGGTATGTTTTCGTGACAGCGGCCAGCGCCGTAGCCGGTTTGGTTTGCGCCGGAAGATTCTGTCCGTACATATTCTTCAGCACCGCATTGTTGCCGATCCGTGAGGCAGTTTGCGATCCTACAGCTCCGCGAATTCCCTGCAAGGCCGCATCTCGTTCCTCGGGAATCTGCTTCGCGCCGATGATACTTAGGGCTTGATTGCGCGAGGTGTCGCTGCCCTGGCCGCCGCCCATAACTTTTGAGTAGTCGTCGGCCACGCCCAGCGCGAGAGCTGCATATTTTGCCATCGGGCCGCTGCCCGTCGCAGTTTTGTAAGCGTCTGTAATGCTATTGAACGGCTTGAATTCACTTGCGGGAATATCTTTCGCAGCTGCAGCCAGTTGGTCGAGCGTACCCCCTGGGTCGGTGAGGGATTTCGCCGAACCAAAGAAAGCCACGTTGGTCGGAGATTTCGCAACTCCCAGGTCGGCTTCGGCTTTCTGTGGATTGTAGCCCGGACTATATTGTTGGGCCGCGTTTGTGGCAGCGGTGATAAATTGCGGCGTGGTGCCGCGGCTCTTTAGCTCACTGAGCGTCAAGGATCCATCTGCTAATAATTTCCCGGCTGCGGCGGGATCTCCCTGCGTGATCACCTGCTCGGCCAACTTGGTCCTCGCTGCTAGATTAACTTTCGCATTCTGTACGGCTGGATTCGACGCTTCTCTCGCCGCCTGATCCGAAGCGAAGTTTAGCGGGTTGCCGCCCTGCGCAACGTACTCGTGGAAGGCTTCAACGTTAGGCGACCCTACTCCATGCACCATTTGCCCGGTTCTCACATTTACCAACGTTCCTTCTCCGGCAGGTTTCCAGAGGGCTGCTTCGGCTTCTGCTTGCCCTTGCGCTCCCTTGCCTGCGGCTTCCTGAATGTCGGCCTGCGCCTTCTGTTGCTTCATCAGTTCGGCGTGTAGTCCCAACCCAGCTTCCGCTTGATCGAGATCGGAAGTGCTGGTAAGGACGGGCTTAAACTGGCCAATTGGAATATTCATTCTTGCTGCGCGAACGAGAAATTGTTGATACGCCTCTTGTGCCTCAGGAGTGATGGGCTTAGGACCTTTATCGGCTGCTGAAATCGCGGATTCTGGACCTGTTGGCGCACTCCCATCTTGCGGATGTCCAAGCGATTCCGGCGTACCGGCTGGTGCTTTGCCAATATCTTGTGGGGCTGGCATGTTCGGCAGCATTCCCGCTGGCATTCCACCGGTGCCGGGAACGGCTGGGCCGAGCGAACTCTGTGGCGCCGCCTGAGGGGATGCAGGGGCACCCTGGGGAGAGCCAGGAGCGGCCTGCGCGGCTGCAGGCGTCTTTGCTAATGCTTTATCATTTGCGTTTCGTATAGATTCAAGGCCATCGGCCATAAAGCCATTTACCTTGTCCTGATGAGCCAACTGGGCGTCGCTTAACCCGATCAGGGATTTCTGCATCTCTGCTTGCTGCATCCGCATGGCCTGAATCGATGCGGGATCGGCATTATTCGCGAGCATCGCGTTATACAAGCCTTCGGTATCCAATCCGACAGGCTTTCCGTCGGAGTCCTTCTGTACGAATTGCGGGGCCAGTTGCCGGCGCAGTTGCTCATCTTTCAACTGCATGGCCTGCATCTGGTTTTGCAGCTGCTGGCCAGTGGTTTGGGCTTGAATGGCTTGCTGCTGGGCGGCGGCGGTCTGCAACTGAGACGCGCGCTGAAACTCAGCTAGGGCGTCCGGCGGCGGAGCTTGCGCGGGCTTCGTAACGTCAAGTGCCGGCAGCGGTATCGTGACACCCATACTAGATAGCTCCTAGCAGGCTGGCCGTTTGCAGTCCGGGAACATTCAAGGGACTATACGGGGCTGGGGTAGAGATGTTTGCGTAGGGATTTGCAACCGGCATAGCGCCGGGGGTGGCTAGAGCAGGGTTCGACGTGCCTCCCACGCTTCCGCCGTTAAAGACTGGCTCGTTCGCTGCGTAATTATTAGCCGAGAGCTGGTTTCCGATCGCGTTCATGGTCAAGCCTTGCGTTACGCCGTTTGAAATGCCGTTGAACATGTTGGAGTAAGCGTTGGCCGATCCGATGTCGCCCGATGCGATCGCCGCGCCCTGATTATTCAATTGGGAGGCTTGTTGCTGGCCGCCTTGCAGGTAGAGATTCGAGAGATTGTTGGCTGCGGACTGTCCGAATTGTCCGAGTTGCGCGGTCGAATTCAGTCCAGTATTGACTCCAGTCGCCGCCGCACCCAGGTTCGTGTTGTAGGTGTTCAGCGCATTCTGGTAGGCCTGCTGGTAGGTGGTAGAGGCCAGACCTTGGCCGTACTGCTCCAGCGCCACGCCGGTATTTCCAGAACTGAGATTTCCCGTGGCCGCCGCATGTTCATTGATTGCCTGCGTCCCCTGCTGTAGTTCGAACTGTTCGCCAGGGGTCGCCGCAGCCTGGGCCGCTGTCGGAGCGGTGAACGGATTTTTGAGCAGGTTGGCGTAGGCGTTCGCCGAAGTTCGCCCGAGCTGCTGATAGGGCTGCTCGGCGGCTTGCTGTCCCGTCCATTCCTGATTCTGGAAGTTGACGCCAGACTGCTGATTCTGTTGTTCGAGCGCTTGGGCTTGTTGGGCATAGGACTGTTGCGCCGAAGCCGCATTTTGCGCAGCGCTCGACTGTGTGATTCCTCCAGCAATGGAAGAGCCGATAGCGCCAACGGCGGCAATGGTTCCGGTGATAGACATGTTAAGATTTCAGCGTAAAGTGAGGTGGGCGAATGAAATGGACTCTTGGCAATTTAAAGATGCTGTTGATGCGGGAGGTAAATGAGTGCGCGAACCATCCCGACGTACTCGTGGAGCTTTATCCTGATGGTCGAACTTGGCGCATCATTAGGGAGCCTGCTATTCCTATTTCAGACTTAGAACAGCGACTCATTGATCGAGCCAAAGCCTAAAACACTTTCTGCCTGACAATATCGGTCTTCTCCCACCCTAAAGCTTCCAGCAATTCTGCATTTTCAAAGTGCAGCTTGGTGCTGATGGTCGCTTTCTTCACGCCTTCCCGCCGCAACTCGTGTTCCACGAAGCGCAGAAGTTTGACGCCCGCGCCGCCGCGCCGCTCGGAAGGCAAAATGAAGAACATATCCGTGGTTGAAACTTTTCCGCCCTCTTTATTGTGCGGGTGGTGGGCGATGACAATGCCCACATAGTAGCCAACCAATCGACCGTCCCGCCGCGCTGTGACCACGAGTAAGAAGTTGTTCCGCTCCAATTGAAAATAGAATTCATGGTCGCATCCCATGGGCATGACATCTTTGTGCAAGGCGAGTTCGTCATAGTGGACTTTAAAGAGTGGTTCGGCTTCGGCTCGCATTTCGGCCCAGGTGGCGCGCTGGATCTTAAGCATGGCCCGCGAGAACTTCTGTCAACGCTTCAATGTCTTCAAAGGTTTCCAGGCCGGAAAGTTTTTCATCCGAGATTTCGATGCGCAACTCGGCTTCCAACCGTTTGATGAAGCTGAGATATTCCAGCGAGTCAATCGGTGCATCGTCAATCTCGTCTTCGAGCCCCACTTTGCCGTCGAATTCATCGTGCAAAATCTCCGCGAAGGTCATGCAGATTTCCACCAGTCTGTGCCGTCACTCTTAATTTTCAAGATGCCACCTTGCGCCGTGAGCGTGTACGGTCCGAGCGGAAGATTCGGCCCGGCCAGTGTGAACGTGTTCGCGTCGGACGACGTTTTAATATAAGTAATTTCTTGGTTTTGATTTGTCTGTCCGGTTGACTGATTTGTTCCCGCGCTCGGCGGCGCTTCGCTGAAACTCCCGGCTGACGTATCCACCTTTATGAGCGGTGCGGCTTGTTGTGTCTCCAACTCCCAGTACTGCATGGGTTCTGAGAGGTTGGCATTGCGCAGAGGCGGCTGACGGCGGACGGTTTGAGTTGTGGGCATGAGTTAAAATGGCGAAATGAAAATCTTTTTCTCCGAACCAGATATTGAGGAAATTCTCGCCAATGCTATGGTGGCAATCTCGTGTTCGGCGGAGGGTAAATGCAATCAGGAAGCTCTTCTGAAAGCGCTAACCCTGCGCATCAATGAAGCAATAGGCGCGCGGCTTGTCGGGCCGTTCACGCTTTATTAGCGCTAGTGTCCACCATTACGTGATCTTTGCAATCTGCTCTGACAACCGCTCTCCTGCCTGATAGATCGGCTTTCCTTCGCAGGTTGCTTGTAAATAAGCGTCCGCGATTCTCCACGGGATCGGATCGCTGCCCCGCAGAATAAATTTCCTCATCCTGGACCGGCCCAGTTTCGTTTTCCGTACCCGTACATTAGTGTTTCCGCCCTGTCCGCAGTCTAAGTAGTAGGTCTGGCTTTTTGTGACCAGATTGTCGAGCCATGAGAGCATCACCTGTGGTCCGCGCGGCTGCCCGTCGCCGTCTTTCAGCGGAGGAATCGGCCCCAAACCTTTTTGCAGATCGAACTCCACTTCGTTGAAGTAGATGAATTTGTTTTCTGCTGAAATGTTGGGTCCGCCGCGCTCCCAGACCAGCGGATTCCCGAAGTCCTCATAGATTGTGGTCGACATCTGGTAGACGTTTCCGGACGCCCAGTCTCCCACTAAGTGCATTCCGAAATTAAACGTGTGCGAGGTCGAACGATGCGCCGAATAAGTTCCTGAGTTTTGCTGCCAGAAACCGCGCTCGTGCCACAGTGATGTCGAGAAGTCATAGACCCAGGTGGCATTGGCTGCGGGGAAGCGGATCACCCAGAAGTTGTGTCCTTGATCCTGATAGGCGTAGGAGATGGCGTCCGCGATGGTCGTATAACCCTGCCAGGCGAATTCTACGGCCAAGGTCGAGACGCGCTGGCCGATGTAGTTGCCCATGATCTTGGCCACGCCCTGCCCACGGTCATTCTGCTCGATCCAGCCGATCGTGTCATTGACTTGCACGGTGCCGAAAGTGGCCGCGCAACCATCTTCCAAAAACGCCCCCTGAATCGGAATAAATGGCGGGAATCCGGCGCCGGAATTGTAGTACGCGATGATCTTTTTTCCCGACAGAAACCAGACTTCCCGGTGATCCACCTTCATGGAGATAATGTTGTCGGGGAAATAAGAAATAGTTGAGATGAACAGGCCGCTCCACGTCGTGCCGTCTTCTAGATTCGAGACTTGAAACGTATTCGAGTCCTGGATCGTCGCGAAAAAGTATCCATCGCAAAAGTCGATCTGCTGCACCAGCCCGTTGAACTGCGCCATATCTACGGCAAAGAATTCGTTCGCCGGATGCAGAACGCTCGCGGAGTCGGTAAAGGCTGTCAGCACGAAAATGAAGAGGTCGCCGTTTGACAGAATCAATAAATGGGTCTGACAGGACCAAATTTGCGTCGGCGCAAGCGGCTGCCCGTTCAAGGTTCCCCAGAGCGTGTAATTTCCATTCGCCAGTAGTTCGTAAAATCCCGAGGCCGCGACAAAGGTTCGCCCGTTGACGGTAAATTCTCCCGGAACCGAGGTCTCAGGCAGGGAGTAGGCGACTTTGAGCCCCGGCGTGTGCATGAGCGTGATGGCCGATTTTGCGCCGGAAGTTTCTGGAGTTTCCGGGTACAAATTGACGCATGTCTCCGCATCCACGTTGGAGGATTGCAACGTGTAAGCGCCGGAACAAAAGCGCATCCGTCCCATTTAATGTTTCCCCTCGAGCGCATTCATTTTCTGTTCGCACGCGACCCAATCTGTCGAGATGCACTTCTGTGCTTCGGTCAGTCCGATTTTCCCCGCGCACACGAGCCGATGCAGGGAATTCTCCACGACATCTTTTTCCCGTGCGCCCGGCTTTGGCGAATAGGGTTGCGGCCAAAGATTTCGAAGATCGTTCGAGCCGCCCAACTCCAGAGATAGCAAATGATCGATTTCCACTTTTTCGCCCGTGCATTGTGATGGAGTCAAACCGTATTCCACGCAGGCTGCTTTCTTTGTGCTCTCGGTGACGTGACGCACGGTTGCGGTGTGAAATCCAGCTGAACAGAGTTGTGCTTTGCTGACATTTTCCGTCGCTCCCGGAGTAACTGTTAAATCGTTCAAGACGATTGCTCCGTGATGGCGGTAATGTGCTTTCTGCGCCTGTCCGGAGGCTACGATCGCAATCAGTGTGCAGAGTAGCGCGAGAATGAGTCGTAATTTCATGCTAAGATTTCCGTCATGAACCGCCGCAACTTCCTCTCGCTCTTCTCTGTCGGTGTGGCCGGTTTAGCGCTCGAACAAGCCATTCCATTCGGCAGAGTGTGGTCGTTTCCGAAAGAGATTGTCATTGCGAATCCTTTCACGCTGGAGTTGTACAGTCGTGAATATCTGGCGGCGCTAAAACAGATGACGGCTAAATTTCAAGCCCGGAAGGCCGGCGAGCTGCCGTACAAGTTCGGCAAACTTTTCCCTGGCGACGTGATGCCCGATATCATTTTGTAGATTTGGCTGGCACTACTTGCTTGATCTGCGCCAAACTCCCTAGATTCGGCACAATATGTTTTGCTGCAAAGGCTCCAGCCGCTAATTGCAAATCTGCGCGCGGTACTTTTACGACTACCCAAGAGGCCGACATGAGAGCGTTCTTTTTCTCTTTCGGATCATGCAGTCTTACCGTGAGAGTGAGAGTATCGTCAGGCATATTAGGTCCACGTCCGCGTCCGGTAAGAGAAGGTGGTCGAGCGCCGTCCTTCTTGATTTCCCGGCATACCAGAATCGAGCGTGGAAATATTGGCCGATGGCGTATTGTTGCTGAAAACTGCCGCTCGTGCTGCCGCCGCATCTGCTCGCAAGGTAGCTGCCGGCTGGCCGCCGCACGTCTCCGCCAGACTGAGCATCATGGCATTGCGGTATCCGGGAGGGATTGAGAAGGTAGATCCAGGTCCGCCAATCGGGTCGGTAATCGCGCCAAATTGACTGAGCAGCACCCACGTTTCCAGCCGTAACCCAAATGATGTCGTCGCAATCGGCCACAGATACAGTTCTCCATTGGGAAAGGCTGGGTTGTAGAACAAATCCGTGGGATACATGCTCGTGATCCCCGGTAAGGTGTTGCCCGCCCACCACTGGTTATCGTTGATCTGGATCAGGGCGAGTACAGGCGGCGTCGTATTATTGATGATCACGCTGGCTGAGAGGATCTTTACCGGACGCTGGACTGCGGGATAAGTCGCTCCCGGACCTGGCCCGATGGTTGCCTTGGCGGATCCATCCGCCTGAACAGGCAAGTTTGAATTAAGGACGTAATCATTGAACGCCGAAGCATATACGTACTTTTTGCTGGTTGCCCAGGTGTCCAGCAGATAGTTGAGTTTCCTAAAGGCCCACTGAGCCGTATCCGGGTCCAAGATCTCCCCCGGCGCGCTGATTTCGACTTCAATCAGCGCGTCCGTGATGAGATCGAGGGCCGTATACCGGATGACCGGCTCGGTGGGTGGTTCAGTAATGGGCATTTCGCGGGATTACGTGGGAGCTTGAGGCGGAAGTTACGGTGTTTTGCGCTACTCGGCGCCGGTTTTCGCCTCTTTGTTCAATTGCCTGTTTAGGGCTGAGGTGATTTCGCCCTTATTCATGGAACTGTCGGTGTGGACGTCGTGCTGGTCGGCCACACCGCGCAATTCTGCCTTGGTCATGCCGCCCAGTTCCTGCTTGCGGTCGGCCTTGCTCATTTCAGTCAGGTTGTCGTGTGCGGCCGTCTCTGCGGCCCCGGTGTATGCGCCAACTTGCCCCTCGACCAGCTGCCTGGGTCCAGGGTTAGCAGCGCCAGGCGTGAGATTTCCAGCGTCGGACACTCCAAAGACGTTGCCTGTGACGTCGGATGCCTTGCAAGAATACGTTGGCCCAGGCTTGGTGAACACGGGTGCGTTCGGTGTGTTGGTGGGTGGCGTCGCTGTTGTTTGTGCGAATGGAATCGGATTCGGGTCCGGCTGGGCGGCGTGCTTCGCCGGTTTGGGCGCCGGTGCGGATAACGCGGCTTTCTCTTCCTGTGGCGAATTTACCACATACGTCTTTTCGTGAACGACGATGTGCTTGGGGTACTCATAGTGCTCATGCAGGTTGATCTGCACTTGCAGCGAGGCGTGCGCGTTGTTGGTTTTCTTCAGGTCGGCGAGCGCGGCTTCGATGCGTTTTACGTCGGCGGGGAGAATGAAACAGCCTTCGGGCAAAGTTTGCGGCATGGGGGTGTCCTTTTCTTTAGGGTGCGATTTGAAAAACTGTAACCAGCTACCAGTGAACGCTTTTACGCGCAGTTCTGGATGGCAGTGATAATGTCGACCTTGGAAGCTTCCTCTGGCGCTGAGACTCCATAAACTTCCAGCGCATGCTTGACCAGCTCATCCTTTGGCATCTGGTTGAGCTTGATGATGGTTTCCACTGAGAGAGTGGGTGCGGCGTTGCCTGATGTCGGATTCTCCGTCAGCGGGTTGTGTGCTGAGCGTCCAATCACTTCGAGCGGCGAATTCCCATCAATTGTCTGCCGCTGTGGCGGGTCCGTCACGAATCCACGGGCGAAGGCTTCGCGGGCTTCTTCCGCATTGGCGACCTTGAGGGTCAAAGGTTCTGAGGGCGGAATGTCCATCGGGGCCAAATTGGGATTGAATTCATTGCGCCGGCGGATTCCTAGGCGTTGTGCTTCGATGCGCTCATCCTTCTCTGTGGGGTGATAGAGTAGCCGCGGCCAGGCGTTGCGCGGGTCGTTGACGTTGTACATCGGCCAACCTGGGGAGCGCTCGGGGTGATGGAAATCCACAATCTGCATCCCGCCGAGATTCTTCATCTTTTCGGATTCAAGGGCCGCCAGTTCTTCGCGCAGCAATTGCCGCCGCACTTCCAGTTCTTGAGAATTGTAGGTAGAGCTAGCCATGGGCAAAATTCCTCTCTGAAAAAATAGGACGGGAGCGGGGAGAATGCTTCGCCCCCGTCCTGCTAACTTACTGTCCGTACAGTCCGACTGTAGCCGAAAGGTTGGCTGCGGTATCGGAGGTTGCCGTAACAAATTGGAACTGAATGTAATCGCCCGCGACCGTGGCGACTCCATTTGTGGTATCGCTGCAGGTAGTACCGGAAGCCGCGATGGTGCAGGTCAAAGCCGTGGCCGTGCCGTTCTTGTAAACGGTCAGCACGTCTTTGGATGAACCACCGACAACTGCCGCGCTGGAAGTGACTCGCAGGTTCGCGAGTTCTCCTGGCGTAGACACGGTATAGCTATAGGTGGCCGTTGACGCGCCCGAGCAGGCTGCCCCGTTCAGGTATTCGGTCGCGGCCGAACCGACCGTTCCGGTGCAAAATCCTGGAGCGGCCGTAATCGCCGTGCTACTGGCAGATCCCAGCCCTTCCTTGAACCAGTTACCGTCCGCGCGGCAGCCAAATCGGTAGCCGCTCGTCAGGTTGATCCAAGGGAGGATGACGGGTAGCCCGGATCCGGCCGCGCTCGTCCAGCATGTGCCGGCCACGTCGTGGCCCTGAAAGAGGTTCGGGCGGCTGACGTAGACGGTTCTGCCGGAGGCATGACCTGCGGCCTGGGTGCCATGCGCCCCGCGCTGCACAAGAACGGTCGTGCCGCTCGGCGGAATGGAGTTGGTCACCACGTCCATCGCTTCCGTATCGACCCAGAGCGTTGTGCCGACTTCTACCGTGGCCGTGACGTTCGTGAGCGATGCCAGAGTGACGCTGGAGATTGATCCCGCCCCGACGGCCGTGACTGCCGAGGAGAGAGTGGTGGTGGAAAGCGTCTGTGCGCCTTGCTGCTGCGCCAAGGAAGCGACAGCGAGGAAAGCCACAATCACCGAAACTGCGAAAGTGCTCTTGAGTGTTTTCATGGTTGTGTGTCCGGGGTGCGACTTTAGGTCAACTGTTGACTTTCGATCACACTTGGCCGGAACTCTCCTTTAGGCGCACGCAATTCTGCAGCTAGCATTGTCGGGCAACAATGCGCCAAATCCCATCAACACGTCCGCTCTGACGATCCACGAACGGGTCTGCGGGTCCATCATCTTGAACATGGCGATGGACATTTTGGTGTCCGGGTCTTCTGCGCGGGTCTCCCACTCGCACGCCTTGGGGTTGGCCAGGGGAACGCCGACCAGCGCGAAAGCATCTTTCGCGATCAGCAAGCCCTGAGTTGAGGTTTTTCCGTTCGGCGCCGTAGTTCCGGGGAACGAAGTCATCGATGCGCCGGTAGCGGGCAAGGAATCGACGTTCTGGAACTGGGAGCCGGGGCCAAAAATCGGCGGAGAAATGTTCAGGACATCGGCTCCGCCGCCGACGCAGGTAATGGGCGTGGTGACCACAAACTGCTTGAGCGTGGGAGAGATGACCTGGCGGTTCAGCGGGTTGACGGCGTTCACGGCGGCGATATTGAAAATATCCCCGGCGTTATAGGTGTCGCCCGCGGTCGCGTCGATGATCAACTGCGACCCCTGTTGATTGGCTCCATTGACCGTGTTCGTGCCTGTTTGGGTTCCGGCGGTGATGCGGGTCAGGTTGACCGATTCGCGCCATTCCGCATTTACGTGCGGGCTGGCCACTTCGCCTGTCCGGTATTGTTCGCTGATCTCGCCCGTCGGATTCAAGTACGAAGCGTAGGCGGGAACCAGTGAAGTGGAAACGGCTGGCGGATGGAACATGCCCCACGGTCCACCGGCATCGGGGTCCGTGCCTTGTTCAATCAACCGCTGCCTGGCCTG